GTCCACAATGTGGGCGATGTCGCGGAAGGAGACGAACAGGTGGCGGAACTCGATGTCCACGTCGTCCGGATTGGTATCCCCGAAGCGGGTGGTGATGTCGCGGGCTTCGAAGCGATCGAGGCGTTGGAAGCGCTTGCCTTCGCCGTGGATCACTTCGGTGTCCACATAGGCGCTGAGGCGCGAGGAGAGTTGTTGGAGGCCGAGCTTCCACTCGTCATCGTAGAGATAAGGGAAGGCGTCGGGGACGATATTGGTAAATGCCATGGTAGTGGGAATGGTTGGGAATGCGAAATCCCGGCCACGCGGCCGGACGGTGTTTTTCGCGAGTCCCCGCCACCGGCGGATCGCCTCGAGTCCTTGCGGGCTCCGGTCATTCGTTCCAGGGGCGGCATTGCTGCCGGGTGTCCTTCCGAATCGACACGCGCATCCTGCCGCCCATCGTCATTTCCCCGCCATTTCAAACCACGGAAACGCAAAAAGGCCCCGCCCCGGATTGCTCCGAAGCGAGGCCCCTCCTGCCAGGGAATGTTAGCGCGCCTTGCGTTTCTGCGCCTGCGCCTCTTGCGCGTAAAGATCGTTGACCCGCTTGTGGGTCTCCGGGTTTTGTCTCCAATTCTGATTAGCCTTCATGATGTCGAGCGCTTGCTGGCGCGGGCTCATGCTGCCGGTGGCCACGCTGGAGTTGACGCCTGGCAACGGCGCTTCGCGGGTGGAGCGCCGGGCCTCATCGATCATCCGCACCACCGCCGGGTGAGACAGCGCCAGCTTGAGCGCAGGATCGGCGATGTCTTCCGGCGTCAGCCGCGCATGGATGAAATCATTGTTCGCGTCCACCCGGTTCTGGAAATCCACACCCCATTCGCGTTGAAATTCCGCAGTGGTTTGCTGCACCAGCTGCGCCTGCTTGGCCTGCGCCGCGGCGGTGCTACTTTGGCCTTGCTCCGCCAGCGTCTTCAAATGCGCCTCCACCAAGGCCTGCGCGGCCGCCGACGGGATGTGGTTGGCGTGCATGATCTCGGCAAACTGCTTGCCGGTGGCATCGTCCCACGCCACGCCTTCCGGCAGTGCCGCGGGCTTGAGCTGGTATTCCTCCGCCCGCGCCGGGATCCCGGACTCGGTGCGGAACGCGGTGATTTCCTCCGGAGTCGCTCCGGCCTTGGGGTAGGAAACCCCGGCGGTCTTCTTGCCCACCAGTCCGAGCGCGTGATCGATCCCCTGGAGGAAGTCCGCCTCGGTCTTGTAGCGCATCGCCGTATTGGCAACGCGCGGAAATTTCTCAGCCAGGGCATTGGTCCAGCCCTCCTTGAACGCTCCACCTTCCTGCACATGCTCGCCGAACAGGAATCCGGGCGTGGCAGTGGCTTCTGGAGCGGCGGCAGCGGCAGACGCGCCAAGGAACCCGGCAGCAGGTGTCTCGACGGCTGGCGTGGCAACGGCGGTGGCTTCACTCATGAGCGGTGAGGGGTTGGAATTTCCGGCCATGATACTTCACGGCCGCTTGCTGGGGATGGTGCTTGAACCACCACGCGACCACCGCGGGCGTCTTGTCGCCTGCCTGCGGATCCTCATCAGGACACGGCGGGATGGCGGCGCGGGTGCCCGCACCTGCGGGGCGCTCGAGGGGAGGCGTCTCCGGGTCCACAGGCACCGGGGTGACTTTCGACCTTGGCGGGCGGACCCGCTTCGGTGGCGGGTTGGGCATGCTGCCGGACGGGGCCGCTTGTTCCGGCGGCGCGGTGGTTTCTATGGTTTCGTTCATGGGATCAAAAATTCAGGGTCGGCCAGGCGTGCCAGCTCGATCAAATGCCAGATCACCGCTTTCTCGCCGTCGCGGGTGGCCGCCGCATACGGGCAGCAGGCGGAGCGCGCGTCAAGGCTCAGGAACGAGCGGCCGCGCAGGTGGAACTTTTTCGAGAGGTAGCCCAGGAGCTCCACGCCATCCTCGGAATTGAGAATCCGCAGGGCCACCGCCGCCAGCCGCTGCCGCTCCGCCTCGCGCGCGATCTGGATCGCTGCCGCCGCTTGCTCACGCTCTCTGGCTGGGTCTCTCATCGGTTCAGTTGGTTAAATTCGCCAGGCTCTCGCGCACGTCCGGCGGAGTTTGCCCCACGTCCTTGCCGGCCTTGGCCATGGTGGCCGCCAGCTCCGCTTGTTGCGCCGCCTGTTGCGCTTCCGCGCGGGCTTGCTTGATCTCCTTCTCCGCTTCCGGGGAGCGCAGCCACTCCTCGCCGAAGCCGGCGTTGCGCGCCACGTCGCGGATGATCTGTGGGCCATTGATCGGGTCCATCAGCGTCGGGTCCGCCTGGATCAGCGGCGCCACCAAGCCCACGAAATCCATCAGGCTTTGATTCGCCCGCTGTTGCATCGCCAGCATGATCCGGTTTTTGTAGAGGATCGAGGGCATCGGCACCCCGCGCTCACTCACCAATTCGGCAAACTCCGCGCCAAACGCATTTTTGCGCAGCAGGATCCCAAACACCCGGGTCAGCACCGGCGTCAGGAACTCACTCACCAACCGGCCGAACACCGGCGAGAATTGCGACAGCTTTTCGTTGGAAACCAAGCTCGCCTCGGTGGCCGTCATCGGTGCCCGCTCCATCGCCCTGGCGGAAAACAACTGGAACAGATCGACATGGAACACCTTGCGCAGTTGGGTGCGCTTGTCGTTGAGCCGGTCCTTGGCAAAGTCATAGCGCCCGCCGGCCGCCCACTCTTTCAAAATCTGCGCATCCTCCGCCTTCTCGACGTAGGTGATTTCCAGCGCGCCCTGGCCGATCTCGCCTTCCAGCGAGGCCGGCGCCACGGTCGGCGGGAAGACCGCCTTCTCGGCGGCAGCGTCCGCCAGCTTTTCGAGGAAATCCAACTGCCGCGCATCGGCGATCCCGGTGGTGCCCGGTCCGAACCCCCACACGCAGGAACCGTATTTGCGATAGCGTGGCACCGCAAACGGGAATTCATCATGCCCGCCCTGTTGCACAATCTTGCGCGAAACCTCCTCAACCACGTAGGACCGGTAGGGCTTCTTGTCGCTTTCCGGCGCATCGGCCGCCGCGCGCTCGCTTGCAGGAATCACCAGGTGGTAATAGGTGCCCTTCTCGGTCATCCCCTCCGGCTTGCCGACCTTGCCCGCGATGTTCTTCGGCAGGTCTTTCAGTCCGAATTCCAGCGCCGCCTGGTCGGGCGTCAGCCGCAGGTCACGGCCCACCGTGTTCACCCGGCCGCGGGCGTCCTCGGCGATGTCATAGGTGCCGATGCACTGGTGGCGGAAGTAAAGCACGTCGTCATCCTCCACGTCACCGACGAACATGCAGCCGGTGCCGAACACCGGGTTTTGAATCAGCAGCTCCTGCGCCTCTTCGTAGAAATTCGAGCGTTCGAGGTATTCGCGCATCGTCACCGAGGCATTGCGATACGCGCGCACCCACTTGTCATCCTTGGCAAACTCGCGCGGCGGCATCAGCTCGTGCCAGATTTCCTCCCGCGGAATCACCAGACTGGCCAGCCCGTTGGCCAGGATCAGCGCCACATCGCGGCCGGTCGAGTCGTTGGAATTCTCCGCCGGCGGAATGTCGGGCATCTCGCTGGTCGAGAGCCGGAACGGCATGTAAAGCTGGGACAGGTCGTCCCAATGCCCTTGCAGCGCGTTGCGCACACTCCGCAGTTGATCGCGGATCTTCAGCACTTGCTCGCCAGTCATCCCAGGAACGAGCCTCCACCCCCTAAGCTTTGCCCCTTTTTCTTGCCGGTCAGGAACGAATTCAGGTAGCTGGACTTGCCGGCCTCCTCAGACATCGCCGCGCTGCCCGCCTCGTAAGCATCCGCCGTTTTCGGCACCGGTGGCGGTGGCGCGGGATCCTTGGGTTTCTGTGCCTTGCTTCCCATTTCCCGCAGTTTCCCCCGCCGCCGCACCCCCGCGCCATTTCAAACGGCGGAAACGCTCCAGTGCAACCACCCGCAGCTTGCCGTGCCGGTGCATCGAGACAAACGGCAGCGGGTAGGGCAGAAATGGCTGCCACGCCCGCCATTCGCCGGCCGCCAGCCACACATGCCAGCAGTTGCCGGAGGGTGAAACATTCCACGGATCATTCCGCAGCGCTTCCGACCAATCCGCCCGCACCCGCCGGGCCAATAAAAACACCTTGGGCGTGGCGATCACGTAGCCCATCCGGCCATGGGCGGCGATCAGTTCCATGAAACTCATCTCCCCGCCGTGCTCCACATGCCAGGCGGCGGCGCGCTCGATCGGGGTCATCGCTTATACCTCCCCGCGCTTGCCACCTTCTGCCTGGCACTCGCCGCCCGCGTCTCGCGGATCACCTCGCTCTGGCCTTTGAGCAGCCCGTTGAGCATCGCCTCCGCCAGCATCCGGAACGCATCCGCATCGTGAGAACTCCAGTCATGCACCGGGATGCTGGTCTGGTGGCCGCTGGTCCGCTCCTCCTTGGTGTGGTAGCACTCCAGGCTTTCCAGCAGCTTCGCGCAGCGGGTCTTATGGAACACCATCCGCGGCAGCAATTCCGCCGCCTTGTTGATCCCTGGCCAGACTTCCCGGCAGCGCGGGATGATCTTGATCCCTTCCAGCCCGGCCTCGCGCATCTGTTGTTCGAAGTTCTTGCCGCTCTTCTCCTGCGCCGCCGCATCATGCGGGAAAAAATGGCTGCCGAAGTGGTAGCCCTTGCCCAGCATGTGACTCACCCGCGCCGCCGGTTCCAGATCCAGCCCAGTGTCGTGGTCGATGATGTGGATTTCCCGGCCCACGCATTGAAAATACACCGCCCGGGTGTTCTTCGGGCTGCCCAAGTCCCAGGATGTATGCACCAGCTCGCTGCGGTCCCAGGGGAAATCCATCACCCGCCCCTGCGCCTTCGCCTGGTCGATGAACTTCGCCCAGATCGCGCCCGGCACCGGCGCCATGAAACATTCCGCCAGCGTCGTCGGAAACTCCGCAAACCGCGCCAGCCCTTTCGGCAGGGCCACCTTGAAATACCAGAGCATCTGCCCCGGCGTGAACCCGTGCGCCGTCTCCGCCCGCATCGTTTCGAAATACGCCAGCGTTTCCGCATCGAGCTGCCCCACGTTGCCGGCCAGCGTGTAACTCGGATCCCGCCACCAGGGGAAAAAATACAGATGGAAATCCGCCGCGGTCATGTCCTCCGGCAGCGTCGTCATCGCCCGCTCCGTCAGGTTCCACAGGTGCCCGCGCTTGCCGCCCATCCAGGTCGTCTCGATGAACACCGTGCCTTCCTTCGCCGAGGGCAGCGCCCCCGTCATGATTTCCTCAGAGCGCACCGGATCCTTGTGCTGGATCGGCCCCCACTCCGAAACGTGCAGTCCCTGGTTGGTGCCGCCCCGCGCGTTCATCCCGCCGAAGATCGTGCTCGTCTGGTCCGGGTGGCTGCCACGCATCCGCACCGCAAACTCCGAATCATTCGCCTTCACGATCTCGAACATCTCCCGCAGCAGTTCCGGCATCGAGTCGAACGCGGCCTTGACCTTATGCCGCAGCTTCAGGGTGGCATCGCCCTGCGTCTGATCGACAATGCTCCCCTGGTAACCCGCGCTCCAAATCGCCTCATCCGCCAGAATCAAATTGATCACCGTGGACATCCCGAGTTGCCGCGCCTTCAAAATCAGAATGTTCCGCTCGCCGCGCAGGTGCACCGCCTCGATGATCTCCATTTGCTCCGGCGATGGCACAAACGCCACCATCCGCCCGGTCTTGGCGTCCTTCACCTCATAGAGATTGCACAGCCGCCACACCGGCTCCGTCAACCGCTGCGCCAGGTCCGCCAGATCCTCGGGGGAAAGCGTGGTCACGAACCGCGCACCCTCCGGATGATGTCCGCCACCTTCTCGCTCAGGTCCACCTTCACCTCCTGCGGTTTGTTCCAACCCATGATTTCCGCCAGCTGCTTGGCCGCCAGCATCTTGCCCGGCATCTCCACCGTCATGCCGGCGTCATCCACCTTGACCTTCTGCGCCAGCCGCGAGCCCTCGCCCACTTCCGAAACCGGCGTCTTGATCACCTCCACCAGAAACTGCACCAGGTCATCCCGGGAAAACTCCGCCCGGCGCGACGCCGCCGCCCGCAGCGTCTCGATATACGCCGCCACCTTGACGGTTCCCAACAAGCGGCTTGCCGCCTGGTCGGCGGAATCCCCGCGCGCCTGGTAGCCCGCCAACTCATACGCGCGCCCCGCCGGGTGCCCCTGCACCACCAGCTCGCACACCCGGCGCATCCGGTCATTGATCGGTCGGTTGCTCATGTCAGTCCTTTTTCAGCAGCCAGGCCAGCTTGCGCTTGCCCTCGTCGCTCAGATAGAAAAACACAAACGAGAACCGCGTCCCATCCGAATCTTTGACCACGTAGCCGCTTTCCTCCAGCACCTGCGCCGCCATGCTCACGCTTGGCACCGCCCGCCGCAAGTCCGCCGCCAAGTCCGTCAGCGTCGTCATGCTGCGCTCCGCCAGTGCCAGCAGCAGCAGGGTTTGCAGATCCGTCAGGCCGGCCTTGTGTTTGCGCTCCAGTAGGGTTCGGGCGGTCATAGCAGGGAATGGTCGGTGAAATCAAGCGTGTTGGTGCCATCCAGCAGCCGGCCGATCAGCGCCGCCGGATTCACCGAGGTGATGCACAGGTGGAATTGTTCCGGGTCCTGGTTCGCGCTCCACAGCACCGGCAGCCGGTAGTTCTTCCGGTGGTCCAGGATCGTGAACAGCTGGCTCTCGAACGCCGGGCACCATTCGTTGTTGCCCAGGTCATCGATCACCAGATACGCCGCACTCAGGCAGTCGGAAAAATACTCCCGCGCCGTCGTCGTCAGCGCGCGGTCCCGGCTCCGCAGGTTCATCGCCGCCTCGGTGTGCAGCCGCATCGCCGAGGTCCACTTCAGCCGTATCCCCTGCATCAAAATCTTTTCCGCCAGCAGCGCCAGGATCCGCGTCTTGCAGGTGCCCGCCGGGCCGATCAGCCCCAGCCCGTTGCCATGTTTCCCCGGCCGCCAGCGCTGCACGATTTCCCACTTCTGGCCGTTGAACTCCGCCGCCGCCGGATCCGTCCCCAGC